CAGGAGCAGCTACATTCTCTAGTAGTGTAACAACAGGAGGAAGTCTTGATGTAACAGGAACAGGTAATGTTATAACAATTAGAAAAGCAAGTAATATTCCTGCTATTGCTTGGGTAGGTGCTACATATACTGCAATAATTGAAGGAGGAGATTATTTTAATTTTTATACAGGAGGTACAGGGGGTAGATTATATATAACAAGTGGGGGGGATATAGGAATTGGTATAACAACTCCTTTGCAAACTACTGCAAATAGAACTGTATTGACTGTAAATGGAACTAATCAGTCAATTATTAATTTAGGAAGTGGTGGAATTTTAAGAGGTTATTTTTATGGCGATTCAACTTCAGCAGAACTTTATTCAGCAGCTCAATTGAATTTATTAGCAGCAGGAGCAAATCCTATGTTATTCTATACTAATGGTACAGAAAGAATGCGTATTTTTTCAGGTGGAAATATAGCAATAGGGACTACTACAGATTCAGGTTATAAACTTGATGTCAATGGTACAGGAAGGTTTAGTTCAAGTGTAACAGCAAATGGAGATATTGTAGCAAACTCAGGAAGTTCTACAGCAGTATATGTTTATAATGCTAGTTCTATTAGAGGTAAATTAAGTATGACAGGTAATGAAGGAGATTTAACCCTTTATGGAAGTAGTGCAACTGCAAAAATTTATTTATCTGCTTATTATGCATCATATTTTAATAGTGGCAATGTATTAATAGGAACTACTACAGATTCAGGCTATAAACTAGATGTTAGTGGTACAGTAAGATTTAGTAGTTCATTAACAGGAACAAGTGCTTCATTTAGCTCAACATTATCATCAGCAGGTTTTACAGCAACAACAGGTTCATTCTCTAGCAATTTAACAGTTACAGGTGCATCTACCGTAACTTTTTCACCTTTAGTAGGAACAGGATCAAGAACAGTTTTAGCAAGTTCAACAGGTGTTCTATCTGCTCCTGTATCTGATAGTACTGTTAAAGAAAACATTCAACCATTAGATTATGGTATAGCTGATATAATGAAACTAAAACCTATTTCATTTGAGTATATAGAGGAATATAAAGATTATGGAGAAGGAAAACAAATAGGAAACATTGCACAAGATATGGCTGAGGTTATTCCTGAAGCAGTATTTACTACACCATCTACAGGTAAAATGGGAATTAATTATGATCAATTAAATGGTATTTATATTAAAGCATTACAAGAATTACAAGAACAAATAAAAGAATTACAATCACAAATAAAAAAATAATATGAAAACAATTTCACCAATCCAAACTTGGACAAATGGAAAATCAGTAGAGGCAATAATATTTAATATGTATGTAATAGGTGGTATCTTAGGCTCATCAGCATCATTCTACTACTCATTACTAGATGATAGTCTTGCACAAGTAAGTCAAGGTAACCTTACAATGAGCGGAGAGGATTATCTAGGATGGGGTAACAATGATGAGTATGCTTGGGAATGGGCAGCACAAGAGTTAAACCTTACTATTACAGGAGAATATATTCCTCCTGTTCCTCCTTCTCCTGTTCCACCAACACCAGTTATTGTAGAACCTACTATTTCTGCTGAATAATATAAATTGTTCATCAAAAATTTGGTAGTCTGAAATAATTACCATATGTTTGCCTCTAAAATAACCAATTTATGAAATATAGAGATTTAAACGTCTTAGCTAGTAACTTACAAGCAGTTATTACTAATGAAGAAACCAAGGTTCAGAAGAAGCTTGTAAAGATTTTTGAAAAGGTGAAGCCTATTGTTGAAGAATATCAAGAAAAAGCTAACGATTTAAAGATTGATAATGCTTCAGTGGATGAAAAAGACATTCTTTTATTAGATGAAAAGGGTGGATATAAGTTTACAAAAGACGGACTTAAAGCTTTGACCAAGCAATTACAAGACCTTGATAATCAAGAGTTTGAATTTACAAAGATCAATGTGGTTAACCCACAAGGACTTGAGAAATTTATATTTCTAAAAGACTGGTTATCAGGAGTTAACTTTATAGAAGAAGAGGAAGAAGAACTTTAATCTAAAAATCCTACAATAAATTACATAGCATGCTTTTTCCATATATATGGAAGGGGGATGCTATTTTCATAAATATTCATACATGGAACAAGATTACACACAAGAATTAAAAAGCATGGACGACAGGCTTATTGAAATGGAAGACAAAATTGATCTCATAGATACAAAGCTGACACAAGTTGTAGATGCTATTCTAGGTAATCCCCTGACAAAGTCTGGAGGATTTATGCATGACATTGAAATTATTAAACTACAAATACAGGAACTTGAAAGAAAGCAGCTAAGATATGAGGAGTTTAAAAAGAAAATTACATGGGCAATTGTTGTAATTGTAGCTATAGGTGCTATAATTCAATACATCACTTCTATATACTCAAACATTAAACCTAATTAATATGACAAAGCTAAAATTTGGAAAAAACGAATATTGGAAACCAACCCCTAAGAAAGTAAGAAAAATAGCAGATGCTATATCTGGAGCATGTGTATTCTCTGGAGGACTTACATCTTTAAATGGACATCCTATTGTAGGAACAATTATTTTTGCAACAGGATTCTTAGCTAAAATACTTTCAAATTTCTTTTCAGAAGATGAATCCGCTAAAACAGTTTAATCCATTACATATAGTAATTGTAATATTAGTTGTAATATTAGTTGTAATTATATTATTACAGAGAGGCTGTGCAAATGCTAAAGCCCCTCAAATAATTACAAAAATAGATACTGTCACTCAGATAAAATATGAAAGTGTTATAAAATATGGACATTCAAAACCCATATATATAAAAGCAGAAAGAGACTCAACCCTTCAAACTGAAACAGAATATATCCTTTCTGAAATAGATTCTGATATTTCAGACAGATTTGATACATTAGTTGAGCTGTATTCCATGAAGAACATATATCTGGATAGTATAAAAATTGATACATTTGGATATGTTACATTAACTGACACTATACAACAGAATAAATTCTTAGGAAGATCTTTTATCACCAACATAGTTATTCCAGAGAAGACAATTACAATAAACAAAACAATCACCCTTCCTCCTGTTAGACAGTTATATTTAGGAGCAGGACTAATGGGAAATAGACTTTCTCTAATAAATTCTGCAAGTGCAGGAATATTATATAAAGATAAACAGGATAGAATATTTGGAGCTTCTGTAGGAGTGAGTAACAATCAACTATCTTATGGTATTAGTTCATATTGGAAAATTAAGTTATGATAAAAATAGACGACAATTGCATTAATCTTGTTAAAAGCTTTGAAGGACTCTCTTTAAAAGCCTATCATGGTCCTAAAGATAAACCTGGAATAGACACTATTGGATATGGCACAATCATATATCCTCCATCTTATATGGGAGGAAAGAGAGTGAAGATAGGTGATCCAGATATTACAGAAGCTCAAGCATTTGACTTCCTTAAATACGAGATAAGTAAGAAACTAGTTGCTGTAGATCTTTTAATTAGAGACGATCTTACAATAAATCAATTCAACGCATTAGTAAGTTTTACATATAACCTAGGTGAAGGTTCATTAAAACAATCTCATTTAAGAGATAAAGTGAATGCTAATCCCAATGATCCCACTATACATGATGAGTTTATGAAATGGACATGTTCTAATGGAGAATGTGGAGTTAAAGGACTTATAAGAAGAAGACAAGCAGAATCTGATTTATATTTTAAAAAATAAAAACCAATGGCAAGATCAATTAGTAGTGATTCCAGAAAATTAACATTTGGAGCTAGAAAGAAAGGAAAAGCAAAGAAGGGAAGTGGTCCCAAAGATAAAGCTGTCTCTAAATATAGAGCACAGGGTCGTTAATCAAATTAAAATATATGGAAGGTGACAGTAAAACAATTAAAAAGATTAAAGGATGGCTCTTTGATGTTAGCCATGTTCTTCCTACCATTTGGTTACGACTTCCTATTCAAACTGATAATGGATCTAAGTGGGTCCTTTTGGATAGCAGACGTTACCTTTTATTTAATTTCAGGGTGCTTCTGGCTATCATATATTTTGCTATCCAAGCATTTAAATAAAACTAACAAGATTGATTAGAGTCATTCTAATTAATTTACTTATAGTGATTTTTTCACACCCATTGTAGATATTATAAAAGAACATATCTTTGGGAATTAATTTTTTATTATGGCAATACCATCTAGACAAATAGGCTGGGGTACAGAAGAAAACCTTTTGTGGCAAATTTCTAAACAATTAGAATCACTAACTGGTGTTGCATATAATATACCAGCTCCATTATCTCTTTATTCTGGAACTTTTTTTGATGTTACCACTCAAAATAATGGTGGAGCAACTACAGCTAATCAAGTATTAATATCGTCAACACAAGCTGCTAATGGATTTACATTAGCTAGCAATAAAGTGACTATTCTTAATTCAGGAACTTATTATTTAGATCTTGCTCTTCAACTTACATTCACTGGAGGAGCATCAAGTTATAATGTAACTGTTTGGTATACAATAGATGATGTAATTGTACCTAATTCTGCTTTTACATTTACTACCACTGGAGCACAAAATGATCAAACATTAGCTCATTTATCGGATACAATAGCAATGACTGCTGGACAATATATTAAGTTTTATTGGTGGTCAGCTGCTACTGGCATGAAGCTTTTAGCAACTGCTGCTGGAAGTAATCCAACTAGACCTTTATCACCATCTGTTAATTTTAATATATTTAACATAGGATAATCATGGCAATACCAGCAAAACAAATAGGATGGAGTCAAAAGAGCAATTTGCTTTGGCAGATATCTAAGCAATTAGAAATATTAACTGGTGTGATAGGTAGAAATAATACTACCACTACAACCACCACCACCACTGTTCCTCCAACTACCACTACGACTACTACTATTTAAAAGAATAAACCAATAAAAACTACATATGAAGGAATTAAGATTTATCTGTGCTCAACCAGATGATGCATATTACACATGGCAAGTGCATTTATGGGTGGAGAGCTTAAGAAACATTGGACATTCAGACAAAGCTACAGTGTTAATATTCACTCCTAGCTTTAGAGAAAAGAATGAGAATTGGAAACAGATTATTGATCTCTATCCAGAGACAGAATTTGTATTCTATAAAGATGTGGATGATGTAAGTAAACTTTTAGGAACATACATTCCTATTTTACGTCCATATATATTAATGAAATACTTCAAAGAGCATCCAGAGATGGTGAGCAAAGCAGTATTTTATTGTGATTCAGATGTAATTTTCACAGAAAAATTCAATATAGATGCTTACCTGGATGATGAAATCAATTATCTATCAGATACAAACAGTTATATTAATGCTTCATATTTTGATAGCAAGATTCACCAGGTACTACCTGAGAAGCTTGAAGAATACAAAACAATAGATGTTCTAGCTGAACTAACTAGTTTCATAGGAATTAGTAGAGAAATAGCAGAAAAAAACAATTTACATTCAGGAGGGGCCCAATATTTGTTAAAGAATATTGATGGTAGATTTTGGGAGAAGGTGATGACAGATTGTATATTCATTAGAAACTATTTATTAAGTATAAACAGAAGATTCTTCAAGGATGAAAATGAAGGATATCAAAGTTGGTGTGCAGATATGTGGGCTGTTCTTTGGAACCTTTGGTTGAGAGATCAAGAAACAAAGAACATTGATGATTTAGAGTTTGCTTGGAGTTCAGATCTTATTGAAAAATTAAATAAAACTACCATCCTTCATAATGCAGGTATAACCCAAAATGATATGGGAGACTATCCAGCATTCTATAAAGGTCACTATCATACAGGAAAAGATCCTTTTGATGATCCTCATTTATACAAAGTGTATGAGGATGAGAATAGTAAAAAAAGATGTACACATTATTATGTGTCTCAACTAGTGGAATTGAAAAATAAATATAATCTTAAATATTAATTATTATGATAAATCAGACAAAAGATTTAAAAGCATTTGTTCGCTACGATGGTAGTGGAAGAGTAGTTTCAAGCAGTTTAATACTTAGAAAAACTAAGCCAAAAGTAGGTAACTGGAAACAAGTACAAGGATATGAATGTAATAGTGGTGGTACATCTTACGAGATTAAAGCAACTGCTTCAGGTGCTGTATCAACAGTTATTACTTACAGAACTGGTATTGACAATAGTACACAAACTATAAATTTAGTTGGTACAACATTATTAGTGGCTACTATTTGTGCTGTAACTGGTTCTGTGACTGCTACAAATGCAGCAGGAACTACAACAGTTATTACAGCAGGTGCTGTTTGTTCATGTTCTGGTCTTGATCCTGCAACTAAGTTTAGTAATACAACTACTACATCAACTAGTACAACAACATCAACTAGTACAACAACAACAACAACTACTGCCACACCAACTACTACTACAACAACAACAGTTCTTTAAAAAATAAAAAAATGGCAATAAAATCACTATTTCCAGATGAAATGATGGAAAATGCAATGGGAAGTTCTCTAACATTAGAAACTATTTCAGGAAAGCTTTCTTATTTCTATGAGCAATTACATTTGTTACATTTCCAAACTACATCATTTGCTGAACATGAAGCTTTAGGCAAAATATATGATAAGGTTGGGGATTTTCAAGATGAGATTGTAGAGAAAATTATGGGCTATTCAGGAAGAAGAATTAAAGCATATAGAATTGATGTTTTAAAAGACTATGAATTAGGTGCTCCTAATAGAGTTGTAAGAGAACTAGTTGCTTTTGCAAAAGATCTTGAAGAGTTTGGTGAGTCTAATAATATGCCAGATATTGAAAATGTTGCACAATCTCTATCTGGAGAAGCTGCTCAAACACTGTATCGTTTAACCCTGAGTTAATGCAAATAAATAAAAAATTCTTTCCAGAGGTGATGCAAGATAATGATATAGCTTATTTTGCTCACCTGGAAGGAATTATAGATTCAATTGATGAACTTTCAACATTAGAAATTACAAAGAATCCTAATTCTTATCACTTTAGACTAGCACCTTCATTACCAAAATATAATGAAATGCTTCTAGAGGAGATATTAAAGTTCCATAACATGTTTCAAATAAGGTTGTCATTGAGCAAAAGTATAAAATCTAGTGCTACAATTACCTTCGAAATAAATTTGGAAAATTAATATTAATAATTTACATTTGTTTTTTAAACCAAAATTTATATAATATGTCAGAAAATGTTGTTCAAATGAACACTTCTAAAATTGAAGAAGCACAAACAGTTAACACGTATGATCCAAATAAGAAATACACGTGGGCTGCTGATGATTCATTCATCCTCTCTGGTGGAGAGTTTGGTGTTATTTTAAACACTCTAAGAGCTATACTTGGAACCCCAGAAGCTTCAAGAGTTTTATTAGCTAACCAAGCAAATAACATTATTGAAGGTTCTCTAGCTAGAGCTGTAGAATCTGGAATTGTTAAAGAAGCTGTAGAAGCTGAATAATGATTTTAGAACCTACCAATAGAATTGATGTACAAACTCCTAATGGTGATGGTATAATATGGTTGGTTACTGACTATGGTCATGAAACAGATACTATTTATACCATCATTATTAATTCTACAGGTGAACTTTGGCAATTTACACATAAAGATATCATTGTCAAAAATAACATAACATTTAATAGAAAATGAGAACAAACGCAAAACTAAAGCCATATGCAAGATTTCTTGGAAATGGAGAAATAGTACCAGGTAGTCTTGGTTTATATTATAGTGCCCCTACTGTTGGTATTTGGAAAGAGATACAACCAATCCAATATTTTAATCAATATAGTAGTAATTATATTAGTATAGTGCAATCCACCTATCCTAATGCTGTATTATCTAACACTTTTGCAAACAAGTTAACAAGTTATCTTAATAGTAGAGGAGTTAAGTCAGAAGATACTGTTTTAAATTCTACAACATGTTCAGATGATGTTAATGCTTCTGAGTTTGCTGATATAATGAATATAGGTCAAAATCCTCCATCATTAAATAACTATCTAGGACCATTTATGGGTGGTGGTCTTGCTGGATATCCTCATACAGGGATATTAGGATTACAAGCTTGGCAAAGTCATGCTACAACAGACACTCCTAATAATGGACCATTGTTATTAATGAATATGCCTCACATAGGTATTACAAAACAAGCAGATCTTGTTGCAGCTAATGATAATGTAGGTAGAATGTTGAGAAGGGGTAAAAGTAGTGCTACAGGTGATAATACATGTGGAGCAGTTGCTACAGCTATTGCTGATGCAATTACATTAGCTGGTGTTGCACCAGTGGCTACAAATGCTCCATTTATAAACAATTACCAAAGATATCAACTTGCGTTGATTACGTATGCTTCTTATGCTTATTATAACACTCATACGTATTCACAAAATATGATTCAAGCTACAGAACTTATAAGAGCAGCATCATTCACTATTTTAAAAAATACATTAATTCCTGCATTAACTGGAGCAAGTAATTTATATTTCATGTCAGGTACATTTATTAATGTAGATGATGGATTTTCATCATGTATTAATTTTAATGAACTTTGGGTGAGAAATGCAGGAACTTGGACAGATCTTACAGCAATATTCAATGCATATAATTAATGGCAACCATCCCAAAGACAAAAGTTTATAACCCACAGAAAGCAGAAGCTTATGTAGGAAAAGGTGTTCTTAAAGGTGGTGGTAAAGTAAAAATTAGTGCTGGAGGAGAGAAACATGTTATATACAAAAAAACTTCTCCTACAGGTATTGGTAAAGGTAAGAAAGGTGATATTATGGTGAATCATCCCACCACTGATAAAGGTAAATGGGACACTATAGATCTTACACAAAAAGCCAAAGCTAAAACAGTTGCACAAGGTGTAGCTTCTACAAGAAAATGGCATAGAGAAAATCCTGAAATGAAAAATGGTGGTAAGATAAGTTGCTGGACAGGATATATGAAGAAAGGCACTAAGAAAGGTAAAGGTGGTAAGACAGTTAATAATTGTGTTAAAAAGAAATAGGTATGGCAACAGCTAAAAAAGTTCTTAAAAATGGAGGAATCACTCCTGTACCTAATGGTCCATTGATTAAAAAAAAAGGACCATTCAAAGGATCCACACTAAAGAATGGTGGATCTACTCCAGCATGGACTAGAAAAGAAGGTAAGAATCCTACAGGTGGATTGAACGCTAAAGGAAGAGCTTCATATAATGCAGCTAATCCAGGAAAACCAGGATTAAAAGCTCCTCAACCTGAAGGTGGTTCTAGAAAAAAATCATTTTGTGCTAGAATGGGTGGTATGAAAAAGAAACTTACAAGTTCTAAAACAGCCAATGATCCAAATAGCAGAATTAATAAATCACTCCGTAAATGGAAATGTTAAAAAATAAATATTATGGCAAAACAAATGATTAAACGTGCAGATGGTTCAACATCTCAACGTGGTTTATGGGATAATATCAGAGCAGCTAAAGGATCTGGAAAGAAACCTACAGCTCAGATGCTTAAACAAGAGAAGAAAATTAAAGCTAAAACAAAAAAATAATGGCAACAGTTAAAAAAATTAAAAAAGCTCAATACGGTGATAGTACAGCTATCTACAAGAAAAAAGGTAATCAAGCTGCATTAGAAATGTCAAAAGCTACTTCAGCTCCTGCTATGAGAGAAGCTTCTATGAAAATAAAGCAAGCAGATAAAGATGTGGATAGACAAAAGCTTAAAGGAAAGCCTGGATATGATAAAATGGGCTTTAAACTTAGAGGTGGTGGTAAAATGAAAAAAGCTCAAGCTGGTCTTGGTCTTAAACCATCTGCTGCTGTTGGACCAATTGATCCTAATGGTGCATGGACTAAAGTTCAAGAAAATACAATAGCTGGAAAAACAGCTGCTGCTCCTGTATTAAAGAAAGATAAAGAACTTGGTGCTACAAAGATGAAATCTGGTGGTAAAGTAAAAGACAAGAACTGGATTCAAAAGGCTGTTAATCCTAAACACAAAGGATATTGCACTCCTATGACAAAAGCAACATGTACTCCTAAAAGAAAAGCATTAGCTAAAACATTTAAAGCAATGGGCAAAGCTCGTAAAGGTAAATAATTATTAAAATATAAAACAAATAAAAATGGCAACAATTAAAAAAGCTGTTAAAAAAGCATTAGCTAAAAAAGTAATGGATAAAATGGCACCAATGATGAAAGGTGGTGGTACATTATCTCCATCTAAGAATTCTGTTTCTAAGAATGTTGGTAACCTTAACAAAGCTAAAGACGGTGCTTCATTTCCTGATCTTAATAAAGATGGTAAAATTAGCAAAGCTGATATTCTTGTAGGACGTGGAGTTATTAAAGCTAAAGCTGGATCTAAGATGAAAATGGGTGGTAAGATGGCTAAGCAGGCTGCAATAGCAATTGCTATGAAGAAAGAAGGCAAAACACCTAAGAAGAAAATGCAATATGGTGGATCAGCTGCTTCTATGGTACCTACATCTATGAAAAAAGGTGGAATGATGAAGATGGGTGGTAAATGTAAAAATGGTTGCTAATGACATCAGGTAAAGCTAAGAAGTCTGGAGCACCAAGAAAGGCTCCCAAGGTAAAGCCTCCTAATCCAGTTAATGGAAATTATATGAAGGAAGCTGATACAGTTAAGAGACTAAAGAGTCCTATGGCTCCTATGAAACAAAAAAGATTATCAAAATGATATGCTCTATTCATAATATATATTATGAAGGAACATGTCCTAACTGCCTAGAAAGTAATAATAAATAAAACTGGCAAGCCCCCCTATAGTCTCAGTATTATAGGACTAAAAGAAAAGCTCCCTATTAAGGAGCTTTTTTTTATTTCTTCATTCCCCAGAAATATAAATCTTGAGGCCATGTTTCTCTAGCAATAAACTCATGCTCAGAGAAATGATTTTCCATATCTATCTCTTCACGAATATCTTGTTCTGTAAGATTCATGTAATAATCATTCTCAATTTCTGATGTAAATGGAGAATCTTGAGGAGTAGTTCTTTTTGTACCATGTTCATGTCTTCCTGTTGTAGCACAACTAAATAAGAACACTCCTCCTGGTTTAGTTAGATTGATGCAGTTTTTAATTGTATCTTTCCAAAATTCATCATGTTCAAAACATTCAGCTGATATAACAATATCAAATCCTTCAGAGTCTTTAAATTCATGTCCTCTACACACAACATCTACATTATTTCCTGCACCAATATCTACACCAATGTATTTGTAGTTTGTAAATAAATAATGATTGTTTCCATTAATATCTAATGAACCAATATCTAACACTCTGCAATTTGTAAACTTTTCAGGAAATTTATCTTTTACATATGTCATGAATGTTCTCTGTTCTGGATGTGCCATTTTACAATTTTAAATAGTTTTTTAATATTTCTGAATAATCTTCTTTCCAATTAGGAACTAATAAGACTTCTCCTGTTGGAATTCTTCCATTGATTCTTTCTCTTTCAATATGAGCACTGTGCCTTTGTATAGCATTGAGTTTTCCAGGATGATCTGTACCTTCTCCACTCATATGATAACCTCTACCTCCCCACATATAAAACCAAGAAGCTTCTTCTTTAGGCATTTTAACAAATAGTCTTCCTCCATATCTATTGATACTTTCAATAAATGTCATATCATATCCAGCATTTTCAAGAGGATGTCCTCCTACAGCTTTCCAAGCTGATTTACGAAACACAATACCAGAATTACCTATCCAACCCACTTGTTCAATTCCTGTAATATGACATAACACTCCTGTTTCCCAGTGAATGATATTCACACTATCAGTCATGTATTTAGCTACATTATTTAAATGGTGTGGTAGAGCTACATCATCATCATCCCATTGACATATTATATCTCCTTGACATAATTCTGTAGCATAATTCTCTTTTTTACCTATAGTGGTAAAGGTCTCAGATAGATTAACTATTTTAATTTGAGGATGATCATAAATAAGAGTTTGCAAAGGATAGTCATTAACTATTACAAGCTCACACCTATCTGAAGGATAGTCTTGCTTGAGAAAAGATTCAATACTCTCCTCAAGCGTAACTACTCTTCCGTAAGTTATACATTTACAACTAATGAATGGAAGCATATTATCCAATTGATGTTAACATATAGAATCTACTAGCATCAGCATCATCTAAATAGATTTCACTTTGAAATATATTACGTTCACGCTTAACACCTTTAATCTTGTTGGTCCTAACATCTATATCTGGAGTTTCTTGTACTCTCTCATGAAGATCATCTAATAAGACTAATGTCCTACCATCTTCAATTGATAGGCTACGAATAACCTTTTCAACGTTAAAACTGTCTGTATAAGTTTTAAATTCTGGGGCTTCAGGAGTTCCTCCTGTAATGTCTTTTCTAGTGTAAAAGAACTGATTTTTCATGTTTATTTTGGTTTATTGTTTAAAATTATTATCTATTATATTCATAATCTAGGATTTTTCCAACAAGATCACTTCTGTGATTTTCTTTTAATTTAATCCATTTAATGTCTTTGATTTTCTTAGATAGTTCTATAACATAACTAAGTCCATTAAAGTCATCTTTAATATCCTTTTGTTCATTATCTCCATTAATAATAATCTTTCCTGTTTTACCAAGCCTAGTTAAAATTGCTAATATTTCATGCTTAGAAAGATTTTGAGCCTCTTCTACAATTAAAAGATCATCTACAGTTTTACCACGAATGAATTGTACAGGAAGAGCCTTCACCTTACCATCTTTGAGCATGTTGTCCACTTTAACTTTATCCCAGCATTTGTAAAGATTATCTTTGAATGCTTCTAGATATGGATCAAACTTTTCTCCAAGATCTCCAGGTAGAAAACCTAATGATTTGCCCACTTCAATTGCTGCTCTAGTGATGTAGATTTCTTCTATTTGTTTTTTATTAAGAAAATCTAATGCCACTTGGGCACATACAAGGCTTTTACCTGTACCTGCCACACCTGTAACAACAACCACTTGATTATCTACAATAAGACTTTTAGCAATTTTTTGTTCTTCATTGAGTTGAATAAGATATTTTATATCTGTTTTTCTTTCTCTGTTAGGCTTTTCCATATTTAATTTTTAATAATTCACGTTGTTTATTAACTTCTTCGTATTTATACATATCACCTTCTACATTGGTGTGTTCATCAAGTGTCAAAAGTATGATATTTTCTTCATCTAAAGAAGCTTCTGGGTATTTTTCTTTTGGAAGAATGTGATGGAAATATGTGCTCATTGGTTCCTTACCTAAATATTTTCCACTAATCTCAGAGAAATGTCTTCTTTTTTTCCATAAAGACATAAAAAACTCCTGCATCTCACTAATTTTCTTTACGTTACCAGCAGAAAATGCAGATTTGTTTAATCTATATTGAGCTAGAGGTTTTCTAGGTTTATGTTGAAAACAATATTCACTATCAGCATTCTTACCACAGGTTAAACATTTCAAATTACATACAGTTTAGAAAATGATATAATACGCTACGATCTCTATTGATCAATAATGCTGCTTTTCTTGTATTTAGTCTTCTACTAATTACAGCCTTACTAAAATCTATTAATACACGTCTTTCTTTTTCATAATCACTGTGACTCACTCTGAGTTTCTTAGCTCTAAGTTTGTTAGCATCAGCCCCATGTTTTGAAACACAATCATTAAATAGTTCTTCCAGAGATTGATTACTTACAACATCTTCTCTAGGATAGTCAATCAATCCTTTCATTCTCAACCAGTCTATCTCTAATTTTCTATCAAATAGTTCATAAAAGTCTCTCTGGTATTCCTTAATTTTTCCTAATTCTGTTAGCTTCATATTATTTTTTTATAGTTTCCTCCTGTTTTTAAATTATAAAGATCAATAAAGAGGTTAATTTGATCCTTCCATATCTTATATGCTTTCTTCTTAGTCTTGCTAACCTTTTCAGTTTCAAGTTTTTCTATCTCCTTTTTAATATCAGGAGCACTAAGATATTGTTTTTTAAAGATGTCTATTTCATCTTCATTAAGGGATGTGATTATACTCATATATCTAATAATTTAAAGAGTTTTCTAAATGTGTTAATGTCTTTACATTCTCCTTTAAATAATGTTCCCTCAGCATTATATATAGAAATTCTAAAGGACAATATCTCATCATGTAAATAACCAATGTAGACTTTAAGAAATATATCTTTTTTAGTATAATGATTTATAGATGTCTCTTTCCATCCCTCAGCTTCTATTTGTTCTTTAGTGAGATAGGGAACTCTAATTATTTTATCTTTTATACACTTAACTACTGATTCTAATGCAGTGTATGGTTTTACTGTAATTGGGTCCCACTCAGCATATAATAAAAGCTCACATTCATAACCAGCATGTATATCTTCTATATCTGGAGTAAAATATTTATTTTCCATAAATATTAATTTAATCCTGTACTTCCAAATCCTCCTGTTCCTCTTTCAGTTTCTGATAGGTCTTCCACCTCTATGAATTCAACAGGAGTGACAGCTTCAAAATATATTTGTCCCACTCTATCTCCTGCACCATAAGGAAGAGAAGTAGTTATAAGATCACCATTTAATGGTGTGAGAATCATTTTCCATTCTCCACGATAGTCAGCATCAATAATTCCCATTGAATTATTCATCATCCAGGGATGTTTAGTTAGATTACTTCTAGGGATAAGAATTCCTTTATATCCTCTAGGGATTTCTGTTTTGAATCCTAGTCCTATTACCATTTTACCATCCTCAAATGTAATAGAATGTGCATATACATCAGAGCAAGCAGCATCTAAACTCCCTTTAAAAGGAAGTTTAGTGTTGCTAGAGATTTTTTTAAATTTCACTTGTAACATCAGCAATTATTTTTTCATCGGTTAAAAATTCAATTTCTATTTTAGGTTCTTCTACGACAACCTTCTCTATTGCATTAATCTTGTCAATGATTTGAGACTTTAATTGATTATAGAATTCTTCATTGTCTGTTAATAAAGCACTGAATTCCTCAATAGTATATTTGGTTTCTCCCATAGTGATGGTTTTTCCCCATTTCTTGATAAGTTCAAAGTCACTAGCAAGTTCCATAATCTCTTTAAGTTTATCAATACCCACACCATAAACAATCTCAAATTGTGCAAGTTGATATGGAGGAGACATTTTATTCTTAATAGACTTCACCTTAGTTATATTACCATAAGCTTGATCACCTTCTTTTGCAAGACTCTTACTCACTTCTATACGTACATCTGTATAAAACTTAAGAGCATGTCCACCTTGTGTTGTAGTGGGGTTACCAAACATAACACCAATCTTTTCCCTGTATTGAGAAATTACAATAACACAAACATTGTTTGCTGATAGGGCACCTTTTAGTTTTGGATAGGCATTGCTATTCAATAAAGCTTTTCTACCAATAGAACTATCCCCCACCTCACCATCTAACACTTTCTTAGGAATTAAACTTGAATCTGAATCGATGATAACAAGATCAATTGTTCCTGTATTAATCATTTCCATAGCAATGTTAAAACCTTCTTCACCACAACTTGGCTGAGCAATCAACATTTTATTTGTATCAACTCCTAGAGATTGGAAATAAGTTTTATCTACAGCATGCTCTCCATCTATATAGAGCACCACTCCACCTTTCTTTTGACATTCTGCTACAGCATGTCCACAGATTGTAGATTTACCTGAACCTTCCCATCCCATTAGTTCATACATTTTACCTTTTGCAAATCCTCCAATACCTAGAGTGATGTTATCAAATCCAATACTTCCTGTACTGATTAGATCATAATCACCAGTTCCTTTACTGTCTAATGTAAGAATTGTACCTACACCATAGGTTTTGTTTAGCTTATCAAGAGCCTCTTGATGTTTGCTGTTCACCTTTACTTCTTTTGTTGCTTTTGCCATATTTTTTCTTTTTTTATTTTAACAAATTTACTAAAATTAATCCACATAACGTTAAAAAATATACACTTTTTTTGAAAAAAAATAGCCCCAGTGTAGAAACACCAGGGCTTTCATCATTATTAATCAAAAACAAAAAATATTATCTTTTATCTTTTATAGAATAATAAATACCATTTATTATATTCTGTACTAGGTTATCTCCTTTCATATTACACTATTTCACATGCTCCTCCTCCACAAGCAACAGATTCATTAAAATTCACTGTATCATCTAGCTCTGTAACATTTGTAAGATCAATAGATTTTAAAGAATTAATCTTCTCATCATATTGTTCTTTTGTAATGTCCTCGAAAGGTGCTTGTTTATAGCTTCCTCCAAAATGTGGTAGTACAGATAGTCCATTGTACACTTCTCTATTTTCCCACATCCAATCACCTACCTCTTTCCATCCATCTTCTAGAATAGAGATTGTAGCACTTACATTATGTGTATTATCTCCATTTAAATGTCCTGGTACAATCCATTGTGTAGCAAATTTCTTTACACGTTCTAATGTATCAAGTGCTGTTTCTGTTCTAAGGATAGATCCTTCAGGAGCTTTAACTGGAATACGTACACACACTGTATCTTTAGGTCTAAGTACATCATCTTCACATAATTCTGGGTGGTTCACCATTAAATAGCTAGCAATGTCCTCATTCTTATTAAATCTCATGGTTCTTAAATAGTAGTCATTATGCCAAGCATGAATTCCACTAGCTGTACCTAAGACTAGACTAGTTGTTCCACTAGGCTTAATACATGTAATTCTAGCTGCTTCATTAGTTCCAATTTGGGCAGATATCATACTATTAACAACCTTTGCTGTGTTTGCAGCTATCTCAAGATTGTATTTTAAGATTTCACCAGATCCTATACCTGTCATTCCTATGCCCAATAGAGCATCTTTCTGTGTTGTCTTAGCCCAGATAGGTCTTAGATAATGAAAGTCACTAAATCCAGCTTGCAATGTACCAAAGAATGATGCTACCACCACTCTATCATTTAATTCTTCCTGACTAGATATATCACTAACATTCACCTCACATAGGTTACAGAATTGATATGGTCTTAGCCCAATCTCACAACAAGGATTAGTTCCCCAATCTTTGTTATTAGTCCAATAGATTCCTGGTTCACCACTTCCTGATAGTTCAATCCTTTTCCAAAGAGCTAAGAATTCTTCTTCTCCAACTTGTCCTCTCTCAAGAACAGCTGAATTATTACTTCTACCTCTTTGCTCATTCAATTCCCACCAAGATCCATATTTACATGTGATCATTTCCTCATCATCATGACTAAATAAAGAGATCATTGCACTTCTTCTAATTCCTCCAGCTAATACAGAATTTGCTATATGACATTGAATATCATGGCATTCTAAAGGAGATAGCTTACTACCATTCTCTTTTCTTTCCATAACAGCATCAATATGAGCTAATGCTATCTTTAATGGTTCAGGACCAGGTGCTTTACCACCAGCTGTAACAAGTCTTGCTCCTTTGTGTCTAATAGCTCTAAAGTCAAATTTAGGCTTATATCCACCTTCAAAGTAGAATTTCATTAACACTTTAACAGCATCAGCCCATCCCATAATACTATCCTCAATTAGATAGGTTCTCATTTTATAAGTGTCTTGCTTCTTTATAGCTGGAAGTTGTTCTACGTGATGTTTTTGAACACTAAATCCTACACCAGTTCCTCCTAATAAAAGAAACATAGTTTCTGAAAAGCTATGTAAGCTATCAATTGGTAGGTAGCAACAGTTGTAAATTCTTGCATTATTCACTTCAGCCGCACTTCCTGCAAACTGTAATGCTCTCATAGATGGTAAGACTTTCTTTTCTCTGATGAATTTAGCACTATTGATGATAGCATCTTCTAATAAAGGATATTTTTTAATCATCATTGTTTGATAACGATCAATAATTTCATCCCAGGTTTCTCTTCGTTTTAGTTCTGAATTGTATTTAGCATATTTGCTAAAAATTGTAATTTTGCTCAAGGCTTCTAATCCTAAATCCATGTGTTTTTTGTTTGTATGTTAAAAAATAAAAGGGGAATGCGAATTTAATGCATCCCCCTTTACTAACCAAGAGAAAACTAAAATATTATATAACCATGTTCCTTATTAACATACCAAGTTCACAATCATTTGGATGATCTTTAACTAACCTAGTTATTTCTTTATTTAGATACATTATTTTCTCTAAATAAAGAGTAGCATCCATCAATTCTTCCTGTAGATGTTTTAAATAATTATCCTTGTTATTGTCTTCTAGAGTGGTGCCATATTTAGCAATACCAATATAACTCCTATCTTCATATTTATTAATAACTTGTTCTACTATTTTATCTCTCATAATTTATCTATATTTATCCAACCTTCTTCCATAGGTCCTTTTTCATTTAATATAAAGTTTCCTTTAAGAATTCTAATATTTACGCCAGGTAGGGAATTTAACCTTGCTCTTGTAGTGACAGTTTCCCAACCACAATGATTAATTAGAAGTTCATCTTTGTCATTTCTTTTAGCTATAAGATTATCATGTAAATATAAATGAGGCTGACAATCTATAATATCTATTTTCGTATGTTTATTACGAAAACGTCTTTTTATAGTAAAATTTGTTTTGACCAGTTCATCTATTTGTCTCATAACTTACTATTTAAAATTTCAAATGCTTGTTCAATAGCAGCTCTTTCTGCTCCTTTTCTATTATTATAAACAATTAAAGAAACAAAAGAATTATTTATAATATGAGTAAATGTAGCTGATGAATCTTCTGGTAATACATTAATTTGAATATATATATGATTTTCATCAAATGCATCAAATAATGCTCTTGGACCAATATCAATCACTGCTGCAATTTTATAATCATCCACTCCTTCATTCCTGACATGTTCTTTAAAATCTTCTGGAAGAGAATCGTTGTTTAATGATTCTAACATTTTTTCTAAATACCATTGTTTCACTACAATAGCAGCTTTTGGGTAGGCTTCTAATAATTCTAATGCTGTCATATTATTTTTTTAAGTTTTGTGTTAATTCATTTCCTGCTTTTCCCCACCAATCTCTCTCAAAATCATATTCTACACATTCATTGTCTCCAGATTTGATACAATCATTATATAGAATTGAATTCTTTGTACTTTCCATTTTACAAAATAATATAACACTAGTTACACCAAATTGTCTCACTAGTTCATCTAGTATTTCTTTATTGTACATGCTCTTTAAATTTATTAATGTTAAGAATTTCATTTTTATACTCATATCCATGCCAAACTTCTTGATCATGATCAAATATAACTCCTAGCTTTTCTTCCCAAAATAAAATCATGTCTTCAGTTTTATTAAAAACTCTGTATTGTAAAGATATTTCCTCTCTATGAAGTCCATTCTTTACAATTTTGACAATTTTTGGAAATAATGCTTGGAATTCTTTAGAAGTTCTAGAATATAAACCTTCTTTTACAAGCTTGTAATCCTTATTAAATTTTGGATTTAGCTTGTAAACTACGACAATATATCCATCTTCATAATCATAATCATCTATTACGCTTTTTGTCCTTTCATATTCTCCATCTAGAAAACTACGAAACTTATCAAGATTGGATGGTTTAAACAAAAGATAGACACAGTTTTCATAACTTGCTGCATCTGGGCTTTCATCTTTTGCATAACCATTTATATATCCATTGTCTTTTAGCTTGTCTTTATCTATCTTTAGCGTAGGAACCATGAATATACTAGTTATTGTCTTTTTTATCTCCATTTATCTAATGTTTACTACTCCGTTATTAATGTAATTCTCCTTGCTGATATTCCATGTATCATTAGCAATTGCCCAGTCTAAGTTCTGAATCAATAATTTAACACCTGGATAGACTCTTCCTTTATGTTCAAATCCATTATATGCATCCATTATATCTATATCAGTCATTGTATAAATCAATGGATTGAAATAGTTTGTGCTGTCACATACAATAAACTTAGGATAGAGAACTGTATAACCTTCAGGACATATATATGCAGATGCTTTCCAATATAAATAAGCTTGAATATAACTTCTCCTGTATAGATAATACTCTTCATAGAAGTTTTCTACAGCCCAAACACATTTAAGATCATACACCTGGATTGTTTTCTCATTGTGATCAATCACAATTTTATCCATCATACTCTTAAATGGATGCTCATCCACAAGATATCCTTCTACCTGGAATTGATTCATCACTGTATAACGAACACTACTAACTAAATTAATCACTTCTTTAGTGACAAAATTAGTTTTAAGTTCAGTTACTGTTCTATCAGCATTAGCTATATCTTCAGTGGTTACCACTGTAAGACCTTTAGCCTGCACTTCTCTCATTTCTTTATAGAAGATTTCTGCATCACTTCCTATAAACTTAGTAAGAACAGCTTCAAATTTAATCTTAAACCCAGAATCAACATATGCATCCTGTGCAATCTGTTCAAATGTTCTTGTAACTGCACCAGTATCAGCATCTGTAGAATCTATTGTATGCTTACTTAAAGCATTTACAAAGTCTAACATCAATCCTGTAGGTGCTTTACTACATACAGATAGATAGAATCTATTGTCAAACTCTTCTGGTTCTAATAGAAGTGTCTCAACTATCCTGCCAATTGTCGCAGCCTTGTTTACACCTTCTTCTACTGCTTCATTAAGAATATACTTACGATGGTATTTCTTTCTGTCTAGACAAAATTCCTTCAAGGAACTAGAGCTGTCCATTTTTACTGCTCTATAGGTTGCTTCTGTTTTCATATTTTTTGTTTAAATGATTCAACAATTAGTGAGTACATCATTCTAACTTCCGTAGGAACGTTTTTAAAGAACCATCTCACTTCTAATTCATAATCGTAATCTTCTGGATTAATTCTTTTTGGATTTATTAGCCAGAACTTGTGTTGTCTACCTTGATATTCTACATATCCTTCATGCCAATTCTCACAGAATGATGGTGTTTTGTTAATACTAATTTCACTTTTCTGTTCCATTTTTATCGTTTTGAGTTTTAATATTGTGACAATTCTCACATAAGACTTGTAAGTTGTCAATTTCACAGAATAACCTTTCTACAAACCCTGGAAGATCGTTAGCACACTTCAATGAACCTGCTCCTATAATATGATCTACGTTAACTTTCTTTTCAATAAACCAATTCTTACACTCATTGCATTGATATTCAAATCTTTGTCGCTTATTAGGTCCTTTGTAAACTCTTTTAGCTAACATTTTGCATTGTGTAATAGGTTTCCACCATCTTGATTTTTGTCTAAGACCACTACGTATAAAACTCCAGAAAGCACTTTCACTCATTGTGCCAGCATTTCTAGTCTTGGGAGCAGCTATTCTTTTCTTTGCAACTTTCTTAGGGGCTGCTTTTTTCTTTCTAATCATAATAAATAAATAAAATCTGTCCCAAATATACGAAATAAATGGGACAGATTATGTTAAAATTTAATCAATATTGCTCACTCTACTTGAAATTTCACTTTTCATTTCATCTAGAGATTTTACAATATTGTTAATTTCATTTACAGAAATACTTGGCAGATTGAAATCATGCTTGCTAGTTTCTGTTTGGAAACCTTCTTTAGCTTTCTCAGCAAGATTTTCCAATTCACGAATTGCATATGCTTCATCTAGCTGTAAGAAATCAAAATCTTTATCATTCATGATTTCATTTGCTTCAGTAACATTTGTAGTCATAAATGGAAGATATTCCCAGCATCTACCCTTCTCTGTACCAATACCCACAACTTTCATAGGATTGTGAAGAGTGAAAACTGTTGTATCACCACATAGAACATAAGGAGCTGTATGACCAGCAAAGTGTAATCCTGCTGTAGCACAATCTTGTGTACTCCAATCACAATTCTCACTTGGCATACTCACCACTTGTCCAATGCGAATATCAAATGTTCTTGTCCAGTTGTCTGTAAATCTATTCTCTGATCTATTAGGAAGATCAAGATATAGTTCTGTTAGATTACCAATCAATTGACCATTGTCTTTATGATAGGTAACTTCTACATCACCTTTACCATCGCACTCATAACAATGACCATGATCATCATATTCTTCATCATATTCAAAAGTTGTTCCAGAACCATCACATCTATCACAATCTTCTATCATAGTGTAAGTTAAGGAATCAGTGTGAACCATTTTATATGCACCATTCTCTAGGAATACATGATAATCAGCTGGAGATTTCTTCCATACAGCTTTCACTTTATTATAAGCATTGCTAATGAAATGAACTAGTTCAGCAGATCCATGAGATGTTACAACATTTCTCAATGCTACAAAGAATCCTTGTTTAGTGATCTTCATACCATTTTTACTTAGGAAATCAAATAAGCTGTTTGCCACTTCTACTCTTGGATTTAGACAAGCCCACATAAAGAACCTCTTTAGTCCAACGAACTCATCATTTTGTAACAACAACTTTTCTGCATATGGTTGGGAGAAATCGCTATAACTGTCTACAATCTCTATAAATCTTTCTATTAGTAATTGAGGAAGACTTCTATTTATTCCAGATAGATAGACAGAATTACCCTCCACTCTAAAATGGCTAAACTTGCTCAAAAGTTCAAAACCTTTGTGAATAGCTTTAAACCTTTTAACTTCATCTTCTCTTTCTTTTCTTTCTTGCACCACTTCCTGTGTAGCAACAAGATCAATTAACATGTTCTCTGTAAAACATGCTCTAGCTCTTTTGAAATCATCAGCTGTAGCTCCAGGCTTTGTAATTATGCTACCATCTTTTAGAACAATGGTGAGCACATCATTCACTAGTTTTACATTTAGATAGGGCTTGTTGTCTAAATCTTCTTTAGGCTCAACTTTAGGTTCACTGCTTACAATGTTGACACTAATTGTGTCTGGGAAAGGTGTTTTAAATAAATCTTTACGTAAGAGGTCATTTTTGATCCTCTGTTCCTCAATCTGTAAATCTTGTAACTCTTGTACTTTTTTGGATTTGAACCAATTGAAACTGATACTCATGTTGTTTTTGTTTTAAATGTGAAAGGGGGAGAATATCTCCCCCTTTTTAATTAGTCTATTAATTCTTCAACGTTTTCTTCTGTTAGCTCTTTCTCTAACAACTTTTCTTCTGTCAACTTAATGTTGTAGTTTTTCCAATCTATTCTTGTTCTGTAATATTTGAACAAATCTGCAATAGCATCTAGAATTGGATCTTTCTCATTACGATAATAAGAAAGCTTATCACATAATGGTTGTAAGAATGTAAGTTTCTCTGTAAGAGTTTTAATTTCCTTATATATAGGATATATCTCTCCATCGAACAAATTGTTAGCGTTAGCTATTTCTAACATTGCACTATATATGTCTTCATTTGCATAACAAAAATATTTACCCTTGTATTCTTCTAATAAATCAAGTTTTAGATAGAGATCACCAGAAATGCCCATAAGTTGTTGTTTCTTCTCAAACACATCCTCATTTTTCCTCATTAATTGATGAATAAGATATGCAGTGATTAGTCTTTTGAATGGTTTGTTTTTACCTTCCATAAATGTTTCAAGTTTTACCCAATTGTGAATGTCTATTTTTTCTAGATTCTTTAGTTCCCTTTCTGAGAACTGAATAAATTTAATCTTTGTTTTCATCCTGTTGCCTGCAACAATACTAAACAATTTATCCATTTTAGCTACATCAGCATCTCCACCATATACAACAAGGTGTTTCATGCGATGTATTTCCTCTAGTTTATAGGTTACACTCACCCATTTACAGTTTTTACCATCTACATATCTCTCTAATGGTGTGCCTTCTTTACCAACAATCTCTCCTGCTAGTTTAACTCTTCTTACACCACCACCAGTTGTTCCAGTGATAACTGCTTTTGCTCTTGTGTTGTTTTTTATCCATATATCAGGAATAACCATCTCATCAAGATTAATAAAATTATTAGTTAACAGGGATACAATATGTTGATATTCTTTAATTCTATCTCTCCATTCAGATTTTGGATGTTTTTTAAGCTCTAGTAATGTTACATATGTTTTATAATTAGTGGTACGTAAAACACTTCCTAATGTAACAGATGTATGTTTTCTCTTAACTAGTTTACCTTCATTCTCCCATCTTCCAGTATGAATAGATTTCAAATAGTTTTTCTTTGCACCAGAGATTTTATCAGAATATATGTAAAGTTTATGTCTGTCTATGTCTGATGTATTAATCACTTGATCATAGCTTCTCTTTGCTTCTTTTATTCTGTTATTAGAAACACTATGCTTTATCTCATATTCCTGAAGAAGATGCTCTCTTATGAAATTAACTCTCTCAAGATCTAAGAGTTTAACACCTTTCAATGTAGGACTTAGAAGCTTTATAGAACACCACTCATGTAAATTGCTAATATTTAATGATGAATCTTTTTTGAATCCTTTTACATACCTTCGAGATTCAGAGAAATGTTTAAATACAGCCGTAACATCATCTGTTTCAACCATAGTCTCATTATACTTATTAGCATAGAAATCAGCCACCTTCCTTATCTTATCTAGGATGATTTGTTTAGCTTCCTTGGTATATCTAATGGATTCTCTGTTTGGAGTGGGAAATAACCCATCTGTAAGACTAAACCTCAATGCTACAGGAAAGTCTATCCTTTCTTTGATTCCTAGTTTATCGAAATCAATAGGATAGTAGACATTGTCTAGAGATATGTGTAAATAATCACTACTAGATAGTTCAGAGAATTGGAAATGTTCACTTCTGTGGATGATAAAATCATTGTTTACATTATCCTCACAATCAAAATAAACACTCTCAAAATAAGCCAACTGCTCCTTAATCTTCCTGGTGAATGCACTTCTATCATAGTAGTTAACTGGAATAATGATCTTTACACCATTTTCTTCTGTTGTAGAAGCTTCATAAAGAAGATCAATGCTGTTGGTGTCTTCACCTTCATACATCATGTATTTCCTCTCCATACCATCTTTCCTACATACAAAATAGAAACTAGAACTATAAGCAAGAGGAGCCTTAAAACCAAGTCCCATCATACCCAATTCTGTATTACTATTCCTTTTGGTAGATTTACCGTATTTACTAATAATATTACGTACATCATCAGCATCTAAGCCTATACCAAAATCTTCTACAGTGAATTCATAATTGTCTTCTTTGTTCTTCTTAAATCCTACAACTATAGGTTTGTCAACACCAGCTCTTCTATGACTATCAAGTGCATTAGATGCACATTCTCTGATAGTGGAGCCTATTGAATCTGAATATAGATTCTTACTTAACATCTGCATCAATATCTGAGCAGAATCTAAGTCTAATGACATACCAATTGATTCTGATGAATCTCCTGTTTCTAAAATGGTGGCTTCTGTTTGTTTTTCTAATATCATTTGATGAAATTTAACTTAATTAATACTTCTTTTGACTTTTCGTATGCTTCTCTATCTGCTTTATTTGTAAATATATCTTCTGGATGAAGAATTTTTATCACTCTTGTATCATGTACAGTGTTTATATATGATTTATACAAACATTTTATTGTCCATCCATTCTTATAAGCCCCAGGATTTTTGTCCTCTGGAAGTTTTTTCCATGCTTCATAATCTTCATATCTAACTTTAGGAGCCCATATAGTATAATATTGTAATGTTTTATTTATACCATCACCACAATACCATCCAAAATCCATACAATTATTAACACTTACTCCAATAAAATCTCCTATTTGAAGATCTCCTCCGTATTTTAATGTTCTCATAATTGTTGATTTGTAATTAATTGTTCAATATCACGTACACATAAATGCATTTCATTAGAAGGACTTTCACCTTCTTCAATTTCATTCATACATAATTCTAAAAATTCAAGCATTTGCTCTTTTAGTTCTGGATGTTTAACAATCATGTCTCTGACATAATTTTTAAGGTCTCTAGTGTTTTTCATAATTAATTGCTGTTTTTCTTAACTAATAATATTTGTCTATATGCTAAATCTATATACACTTCTTTATTATGATCTTTATTGGTGAGTATATATTTATTTTCTGTCCATTTATGTGTATTAGATGTATGTACTATTGAATCAACTCTTGTAGAACATTTTACAGATTTATACATAGGACCCTGTGTTTTCCAATGTAATTTCTTTCCTGTCTGAGGAGTTCTCAACAATATTAAATATTTAAAAAAGCTCTGACAAGAGATGAGTATTTCATCTCCTGCTTCTAAATCTTTGATTTCTACTTCTTGTAACATGGTTTTATTTTTAAAATGGTAGAATATTCAACCATTCGATGGTAAAATTGTTGTTTTCTTTAATTATCTTATTAACCTTTGTAAATACACCCTCTGTATCCCATTGTGTATTTTTGTAACTAGCAGATGCTGGATGAGATAGTTTAAATGACCATGTGAATGGATTTGAATATTTCTCATATTTAGCTGCATCTTTGCCTAGAAATATCACTGGTGCTCCTGAATGTGTTAATACATGTTCAAATAAATACTTTGTAAATGGTTCCCATAATTCTATATGAGAGCCTGCTTTGTTTATTTCTGTTGTTAAAGCAGCATTTAACATCAATACACCCTTTTTTGCTAGATGAGTGACATCTGGATCTTTGTATGCATTTAATGTTAGTCCTTCATATACTTCTCTCTCTATAGCGTCATAAAACTGTTTTAATGATGGCTGTAGTTCCATTGTGTTTCTACAACCCATTAATAGTCCATCAGCTACAGGATTACCACTTTTTAGTGTATGATAGGGACACATACCTAGCAAGACCACCTTTACATCATCTAAAGGAGTTTCTGCAAAACATCTATAGACATTAGAAGAAAGAGGGGCAATCTTCTTGCCCCTCTGACTTTCAGCTTTTAGAAATTTATAAATAGCATCACACTCCTCACTTTCTATGAAAGGTTGCATTTTATTATGCCAGCTCTCATGAAAAGATTCTTTAAATTTCTCAAAATTCATATTAACTTAATATTTCAGCGTGATTCCAATCTATTTCAACTTGTTTGTACATCTCTGTAGGCTCATAATTATATTCTTTTGTTGGAGATATAATAGATCCACTCTCATTAACAAAGAAACTATGTGCTTTCATGTGAGTGTCCATCCATAATGTTGGATGAGACTCTTTCATAGCAAATGTTGTATAATTATACAACTCCCAAAGACTATCTTTAGCATTATAATCATGTGTAGGAGCATCTAATTCTCTCATGATGATGTTCATCTGTGTTGAGGTGATGAAGCTTTCTTCAATCATCATTCTACCAATCAATTCAGCTTTGATTCTCTTGGTGATTTCGATTTGCTTCATTTCTTCTCTTTCTTTCTGCATGCTTACAAAAGAATCTCCAGCTTGTTTGATATATTCAGAAATTGCTCCAGGTGTGAAATCTTGAATAACTCCTTGGTGCTTCTTCTTGAATGCTCCCATATCTCCAGATACACAACCATTTTGACAAATGAATATACGTGTGCCCATAGCAAACTTTAATGTCAAAGTTTTGTCATAGCTATTCTGCCAGCCTATTTGTAATTGCATTTCACTATCAGCTACATTACTAATACTAAATCTACCATTAGCTACACTTCCACCTCTACTAGAACTATATATCTCTTTGTCTAGTGTAAATCCAGCTTTCTCAATACTATTCAATGTTAGATCAATTAATTGACCATGACTTACAGCTTTATATGTTCTTGTATCTTGTGGAACAGGTGCTGCTAATAATAAATCTTTTGTTGTTGTGTAAACTTCTATTTTATTTGCCATCTTTATTGATTTTAATTGTTTTGTTAAAAAATTTGCTTAATATTCCTTCTAAATTCTCAATAGATATACATTCTATTTCATCTTCTTCTAATGTCTCTAGCCATTCAATATTATCTTCAATAGCTTCAATTAGATCAAATAAGTTATTTTCTTTCTGTTTCATAATTTATGTTTTTAATCTACTACTCCATTTCCATAATATAGGTTAAATGATTTTGCTTTATAATCATCACTTTGTAACCAGTTATTGTATTTATCTTGCCATTCTTTTGTACCAAATCTATAATAAGAACCATTACAGTAACGAAGTCTATTATTCATTTTATAAAACTTCTCAAATATTTCTATTTCTGCATCTGCTTCTATATTTTCTTTACGTTTCATTTCAGAATGGGGTGATGTATAACTCACTCTATCCCAATAATCTAATTCTACTGTCATAACAGTTTCTTTTGTTTTAAATAATTCTCAATTACATCCATACCATGTATTTTAGCAAGATCAGCCCAATCTTTAATTCCTTCTGTTAAATACTTCTTGGGTACATTCAGATAACCAAAACCAAACACTTTAGTGATTTGCTGGCTATTCTGTACACCTGTAACATCAGAATCAAAGCTTAAGATTTGTTTCTCACTGTTTGCTCTTAGATATTCTACATTCTCTGTAGAAAAGCAACCAAGTCCTTCATTTTGCACTGCACAGCTACAAGGAAAAAGTTTCTTCATCACCATATAATCCTTCTTACTTTTATTTATAAAGGCTATTTGACAATCTTTTATATCTTCTTTACCATCCATTGCTGTGATAGGTACATTATTAGGAACCCATTTAACTTTCTTATCTGCAAATGGTCTATATATCTTCCAGTGACCATCATAGAAATAACCAAATGTTAACTCATTCTCCTTAATAGCAAATAAGCTCTTGTTCAAGAACACCTTCTTAATAGCATATACATTGTTATCTCTGAGATCTTGTAAACTCTGGTGATAGGCATTCCAATAAGCTAGCTCATCATTATTAAACTTCCTTGTTACCACTTGTATAAGGGAATATCTCTTACCAAGATCTTCAGGTTGTTTGTATTCAGAAACTATCTTTTTATATTCCTCTGTAGCAACACCACTAGCTATTCCCAAATGAAAATCTCTATCAATCAATTTTAACACATCATCCATAGAAGAAAGATTATGTAATGTCTTGACAAATTCAAAACAATCACCTCTTCTACTAGTGTCAGCAAAATCTATAAATGATAGATTGCCATTCTTATTCCCTATTATGAAGGAAGGATTACTCTCATTTCTATATGGAGAATATGTTACACGATTGAGTTTCCATGATTTATCAGGCATATACCACCTAAATATGTCATATTCTGTAATCTTATCAAGAACAGACTGCATGGTAAGTTTTGTTTTCTTTCTTCCTGTAATCATAGCTTAAATATAAAAACCCCCTCACCAACTGAATGATGAGAGGGTTTTATTGGTTTTTCTAAATTAAAATTCCATATCACCTTCAGCAATCACCTTGTCCGAAGCTACAAGGTTATCATCTGAATTGTACTCCTTTAGGTCTTTAAAAGTGTAAAAGTCTTTACAACCATACTCACCTGTTACATTAATAACAAAGCGTTCATGTGGTTTCAAGTCTTTAGACTTCTTAGCACGTAGATTACTGATGATAGTTTGATCATTATAGTTAATCAATCTAAACAGCTTTAGAGAATAAGATGGCAAGAATGCTTTATTGAAAACACCTTGATATTCCTTAATCTCATCTTCCTTTTGAACAGTCTTAATAGTAGCAAGTGCAACAATATTAGTACACCATTCTCCATTAACCTGTGCTTTTAGATCTTTAACATTACCTTTCATCATCTTAGACCAATCTAATTGTAGAGTGGTTTCAGCATCACGATAATCAAGATCTCCCAACCATGTACGCATGAAATTGTAAAGCTCTTCTTCTCCTACAAATGCTACACGATATTCTCTAGCAGCAAACCATGTAGGAAGATTGTTAGCATCATCAGCCCAAGAACAAGAACCAATATTGTTAATATATTGCTTCTTTGTTTTGTCCTTATTCTCCTTTTCCTTGTTTTCCAAGAAGAACGTTGTTTTGAACTTGTTGTTGTTCTTTACATCTTCCAACCACACATCTACACGAAGTGTTTTGTTACCATCTTGACTTGTACCAAGATACTCAACAGCTTTACTGTCTTCTTTAAGCTCCATGCCCAATTTCTCCTTATATTCTTCAATATCAGGGTTAATTGCAACCACAGTTGCTTCAAATAATCCTACAGATTTCTTAAAATCTGACATTTGTGATTGCTCACGTTTTTTTCCTCCAATGTTACTCATTGTTTTCTAGTTTTTATTGTTTGTTATTAAAATTCTGCTCTTGACTGTGCTACATTTGCTAATTCCATTGCAATTTTCTCTAATGCTGATGGTATACAATCTAATCCTGTATTAATAACATTGGCTGATGCATATAATCTATTATATTGCATTTTAGTTGCAATGTCATATACTTCATACATTGTCATTTTTACATCATCAAATTGATCTTCTAAGATTTTTTCAACAAGATCATCAAATTCTTTAATTAATTCTTCATTCATAGTTTTAAGTTTTTATTGTTGTTAAATATAATACGCATCAATTGTATCTGCAACTAATTGCAAGTTGTTTGGAATCTTAATGTCTTTAAACATTCCATCTGGAGTTTTAGCTGGAAACTTTCTAAATCTATTAGTTAAGAAATTATAACTAGCACTACCATCTTTGTTATCTTCTACAAATGTATATAAACACATTGTAAGTAGTCCTTCAAGCAAGATTTGATTATCAATCATTTTTCCTGCTGTCTTAATCTTATATCCTATAATTTCACCACCATCTTCTATAGTTTCTGGATGAGTGAAATAGAACACTTTGATATCATCTCTTAGTCTTCTAGCTTCTCTAAATAGATCCACCATATCTCTAGCCATTAGAGTGAATTTGGTAAATCCAACCTCTGTAGCTTTAGAGATAATATTGAATCCCATAATGTAATTAGAGTCTTCGATGATAATGTTCTTGATATGAGGAGCTTTATCAGAAATAGTCTTTAACAAACGAGCTATCTCATTTGCATCATCCACTTCTTTGTAGTTCTTCAACTCTGCATTATACAGTTTTTCAGCTCCTTTAAAAGGCAACTCTTTCTTTGCTACATTAATAATGTAGGTTTCTGCTGGATTCAGATGTTTAATGCTTGTTGACTTTCCAGTACCTGTTTGTCCAACAACACCAATTAATTTACTTGCCATAATCTTTTTTTTTAGCCACTAAGGTACAACTATTTCTTGATATTTCAAAATTTCTTTTATCTTTTTTGCATCAGGATTTTTAGAAAGTGTTTCATAAAACCCTTCAGCATCATGAAGTTTTCTAGTTAATGTTCCACTTATATATATTCCATCTATATGGATACTATACCAAGGAGTGTCATTAAATTCTTGCTCTTTTATTAATTCTATTTTCATGTTTATATAATTTAAATGCTTATTTGATCAATGTCCTCAATTTGGTAATGGTCTATATGATTTTTAGAATATGTTGCTTTTAAAGCATTTACTAACATCTCATTATCATAAAAAGTACCTTCACTATCTAATAAATCTTGACGTTCAGCAAGTACAAAGGGTTCAATCACTGCAATTATCTGTTTTTTTGTTAAATCAGTGTATAATAGAAAATCTTCTTCTTTATACGCTGTTGTGTTTATATTTATTAATTTCATATGTATTTAATTTTACTGTTATCAAAGAATTCCAATGCTTTTTTTAGCCATTTAGCCTCCACTTCTTCAGTTGAACTGATGATATAAATATGTGCTTTTTTATCTGGAGTGTTATATTCCATGGCCATACATCTATTTATCTTTTGTGCTAGGTTTTCTCCATTACTATCAAAATAGTTAATGATCACCTTATTAAGAGGTTTATATGTCACCCCTGTATTACCAATTTTTACAACAGCTAGATGATTACCTCTACCTTCAGCAAAATCATCAAACACCTGTTTCTCGTCTGATTTACTGTGATAGGAAGGAATACCCAATTCATCTGCTATTTTAGTTAGTCCACAGAATACAAGAATACGTTCATCTTTATATTTTGCCAAAAGTGCCTTTGTAGCATTAGTTTTGGCAAGAGATGACTGAATAATTCTCATCCTGGCTAACCTAAGAAACATTGTATTTCTATTTTGTCTCTCTAATTGGTCAATCACCCATGCATAACTATCAAACTGTTGTTTTTCTGTTCTTGTTTTGGTCTTATATTTAACCATAACAGTGTTATCAAGGGGCACCTTTATTACATTTATCTCATAATCCACTATAACACCCTCCTGAATGGCTAATTCAATAGGATAGTGAGCTATTACATGTAGATCAAGCCTTTCCTCTATCTCACGTTCTGTTGCTACAGATAGAGTTCCTGTGAGTCCTAATATATGTTTATTATTTCTTATCAACTCATCAGTTTCATCTAGTTGTGCATCAGATAGTAAATGTATCTCATCAATAATAATAACATCAAATTTAATATTAACATCAATACCATTATATTTCCATAAAGATAAATGTGTTACATATCTAATATTTGGATTGTTATACCCTCTTGCTTTAAAATCTGTTTGCCAAGAGTCTTTAATCTTTACATCTGGATAGGCTATTAGAATATTAATATCATCAGGCATTTTCTCCAAAATATTAATAGTTGTGAAAATTTTACCAAACCTGGGACATAAATTTAAAATACCACGCTTCTTCTTAAGCCATATATCTGCAAATTCTTGTTGTCGCTTATCTCTAATTGATTTCATTACATGTATTTTAAAGGTTTGCCATCCTTATCCAAGACTGTTACAATTCCAAACTTTGCATCATAATATTCTATTGCTTGATGACATAAGTTATTTATATTGTTCCACATCTGGACAAATCTGAAGAAATCATTTTGATTAAGAAATATGTTATTTCCAC